GCCGTGGTGCCCGGACGTTACCTGTCACGGGAAATTGATGGTTATAATCCCGGCGCCGGACGGGTCCGCATGGCGCTGGTCGCCCCGCTGGACGAGTGTATTGAAGCTGCCGAACGCATCCGCGACTTCATCAGGAGCCTGTAAGCCATGATCACCCTGTACGGCATAAAGGCCTGAGACGCACAAGAGAACGCCAATTCCCCTTTTTAATCATCAGGTTAGGCGCAAATCGACTGTAAAAATAAACAGCGGTTTGCGCGCTAATCCACTCCTTTAAAATCAAAGACTTGCGTTCTGTTTTGGGGAAGATTTAACCCAAAACGTGACGAAACCCTCTCCCCCTCTGGGACGGATTTCGAATCCGTTTTCAGCCCGCATTTAACGGACTGCCAGTCCGCCAACTTCCTGATTTTACTGACAATCCCAAGTGACCCTATAGGATGCTGAGGGGATTATTTGGGGGAGCATTCCCCCAAGATTCCCCCAGCGGCTGGAATGACCGTTCGTCGCTATGTCTTGCATTAAACTCTAAAGCGTTTAATATAGAGTCATCAACAACGGAGAACGGCAATGAAACTCTTCCACGGCAGCTTTGAACAGATCAGCGAAATCAAAGACCTCGGCATCTTCGGTGGCCTGTTCGCTGCCGCTGACGAAGACGCTGCCCTGTCTCACGGCGACGTTCTGCACAGCATCGAGATTGCGGACGACAAAGCTCTGACCCAGCAAGAGCTGTCTTATGAGCTGGATGCTGACGCGGTGATGGCTGCCCTGAACGATGTTGCCGGCCACTGGTGTGACGACATGGACCGCCTGTTCGAGCTGGTGGTTGAAGAGGAGGAAGTGGAAGACGCCGACGTTGAGCTGCTTCGCGCTGACGACCTGGGCGAAGCTGGCTGGGAAGCCCAACGCATTCGCGGCCAGCTGGCCAACGCCCTGGGCTACGCGGCGGTAGAAATGAGCGACGAGCACGGCACCACCTGGCTGGTACTGCCGGGCGCACAGATCGAGGTGGCGTGATGACGAGCGAACAGTTTGAAGCGCTGGCGAAGCTGATCAGCCTGCGGGGCGGGCAAAGCCAAGAAGCTGCCCGCAGGGTACTTGTCGGCGAGGAAGCTCCGAGTGCGGTTGCTGCCGATCTGGGCGTGACGCCGCAGGCAGTGACGAACGTGGTCCGGCGGTGCAAGTCAGCTCTTGAGTTAGCCCGCACCGCTGCCGGTCACTGACCCAGCGCCTCGTACTGCCGCTCACACGCCAGCCCCGCTACTCGTCGTCGGTCAGCCTCTGCTGCCAACTCTCCCGCTCGCGCATCAGCCCGGTCGAGCAACTCGGAATACAGTATGAGGGTTGAGCGGGCTGCCTGGCTTCCGGCGTCAGAGCAGGTATCCGCGCTGGCTCGACGGGTACGCTCGGCGAGCTGCTGCCGCAGGCTGTCAGCAGTGGCATCAGCAGCAGCGGCATCAGCCTGAGCCTGCTCGATTTGGTTTTTTGCATCACGTCGTATCCCCTCTACTGCGGCTGCGCGCCGCGCTTCCTCTGACCGGGCCTGCCGTTCTGCGGCCTCCCGCGCCTCTGCCCACGCCGCACCGAGCGCAATGTATCTGCTCTCCCAGAGCGATCCGTTCCAGTTCCACCCCACACCAAACCCAAGCAGTACCAAGGCGATCAGGCCGCCAGCCAGCAGCCAGAGCTTGTACTTACTCAGCATGCGACCTCCCCACCGCACCCGGCATACACAGCCAGCAGCTGCTCTTCCGGCTGCGCCTCTGCAGCCCGCTCATCCGCATAAATCTCCAGCAGCTTGGTCAGCCGGTGTTCGCGCTGGCCATAGCCGGCGCCGGGCAGGCTGGCCCAGATCGGGGCGGCCAGCTTGATGGCTTCGGTGATATTGCCCTGCTGGATCAGCGGGTAAGCGCCGCATTCCTTCAGTAGCTTGATGGCGGCCAGATCCTGCGCCTCGGGAATGAAGCGGCCACGGAACCCGTAGTTACGGACGATGGCATCCCAGGTGCGTGACAGGAACTGATACCGGCCGGCGGCGGTCGAGCGGATGCCGTAGCGTGGCAGAGCGACCGATACACGCGGGTGATCGGCGTAGCCGGTGAACAGCGTGCCGCCAACGAGTACGTTGTACCCGTCGTCGCTGCCCGGCACTTGCACTGTGCCCTCTGACCAGCCCAGCATGTCGAGGAACGCGCACACGTTCGCCCCGCCTGCTTTTTCAGCGGTGATGACTGTCATTGATTCTCCAAAGAAAAAGCCGCCTCATTGGGCGGCCTGTTGTGACAGGGTTATCGTTTGCCGGAGATCACCGGCGACAGCAGCAGCACGGGCGGGCACTATCGGCTAGCTCTACAGGGATGTGGGCGTTCCAGCCGGGTTTTGTAGTACCGGCACTCATCCATTCGGGAATGGGGCGGTCGGCGGTGTGAAGTTTTCGGTGTAGCGGGCTACGCCTTTGGTAACCCTAAATGAATCAAAATAACCATTAAGTGGTCGAGAGGCTGCTCTATCAGACCCTATGTCAGCTACTGCTGTCGAACCAAAGTTAGTGGTGAGCGCCCCTTCGTAACCCTTGACGCCATCAACGAATATCCGCAGAACCCCACTCTCTCGAACGAATGCAAAGTGAGACCAACTGTTAGTTGGCACAGGCAGACTGCTAGCGCGTGCCACGGTGCCATTCCAGAGAGACGGTGCGTTATTTGCCCTATCAAGGAAGAAGTTCATGTCCGGGTTGAAGTCAAATGCCCCAAATATTGTCCGATCATTAGCCACTGATCCACCCGGCGGAGGCCCGACGTAAAGCCACCCCTCGACAGTAAAGTCTCCCGTCCCGAATGAAAAATCAATAGTCGGGTCCGTGTCAATACGGCTACCCACCCCGAAGAATTTCCCACTGGTGTTTCCGAACAGAGCCAGCTCACTTGAGATAGTCGCATTGCCCTTAGCCACCCACAGGCGGCCAGTCTCGTCTGTAAAATCCCCATCAAAGCGCAACAAAGTCACGACGTTGGCCCAGTAGGGATCAGGCTCAGGGGGTGGTCCAAAATTAGGGAACGGTTCTGTCGGAGGAATGAAGTTTCCGGTGTAACGGGCAACCCATCTGGTGATGCGCAGCTCGTCGATTACACCTACGAAATTGCGGGATGACTCAGAAGATACGGGGCTACGGCCTAAGAATACGGTCTGGCTTGCCCCATCCGGCTTAGTTGTAATGCTCGTAGTAGAGGCCAAGGTGCCATTTAGGAAGATTCTAATAAAGCTTACGTCAACCACAACAGCCACATGCGTAAACACACCGGGTGCAACAACATTCCCCGCACCGCTGGATGCGGTAGGTTGCTGGGTGCCTGAAGAGTTCCAGAATACAAAACCAATTCGTCCATCGGCGGCCCGTTCCAGCACCCACGCATTGGCTAGGCTATCCCCGCTCCGTGCACACAGCAGATACTTGAGCTGGGAGCTATCGTTTACGTCTGGATTAACAAAAAACTCGATAGTCAATTTACCGCCATTTGACGACGGGGAAAAGTCGGCACTGGGAGGGGTTTGCAGATACGCCGGTATAGTAGGAAAGTTAAGTCCACCTCCGAACTTTCCGATATCAGGAGCTACGCCCACGCTCCCCGAAGAAGCCCATACTCTTCCAGTATCGTCGGTAATACCATCATCGAAATGCAGTAAGCTGACGACGCTTTCCCAATAGGGATCACCCGCACTAGGCCGCTGCGCCCCCAAAAACCCAATCATCCCACTACGCATAAATCGCCCCCGAAATCACATACTGACCGCCACCGATGTAGGCGAGACTGACGACGGTTACCGCGCCCGGGTCCGTGCCGATATCCGGCGGGGTGCCGATGACGTTTGCGGGCCATGCGACCGTGCGGCCGCCGGTGGCGTCCTGTGTAAACGCGACCGCAAACGCCGGGGCCTTGCCGGCAGGCAGGTTTGCGAAACTGAGGTCTGTGACATTCTGGTTCAGGGTAACTGCGAAGAGCGACGGTTCCGACAAATCGAGCGTCAGTGCGCCTGCGCTGATGGCTGGAGTGGCTAGTGTGTCCCAGCCTCCGGCCACCACGCCGACCTCAGACAACAGCACCAGATCAATCCAGGTCGCGGCGCCAACAAGCCGCCATTGGATGTGGGTGGCAGAGGCCTGCAGCTCGACCGGCACGCCATCTGCCCCGTCTGCCCCAGCATCGCCCGGGTCACCCTTGAGTGCGGTGAGCGCAATCAGGTCAGTCCAGGTCGCGTCGCCGGTGTAGCGGTACTGTATGTGGGTCGCGCTGGTTTGCAGCTCGATTTCGCGACCGTCTGCGCCGTCGTCGCCGGCAGTACCCTGCAGAGACGAGAGGGGCAGCAGGTCTACCCACTCGGTATCGCCGATCAATCGGTACTGCAGGTGCGTTGCCGATGCCTGAAACTCGGGGTTGCGACCGGCCGCGCCATCTGCGCCGGTAATATCTGCGAGCGGCAGCAGGTCGATCCATGCCGGATCTCCGACCAGTCGCCACTGCACATGGGTTGCGGACGCGCGGAACTCGGCGGCGCGGCCATCGGCACCGTCAGCGCCGGGGTCGCCCTGCTCACCCTGATAGCCGCCCGCATCTACCCACTCGCCAGTGCCTGTTGCCCAGACGTAGACGTGCCCGCCGATCAGGTAGGCATCACCGCCCGCGCCGGTGGCGGGCAGGTCGCCTGTGCTGGGTAGCTCGGCGATGATGGTCAGCGGGCCGGTGGCGATGCCGTCCAACTCGTTGAGCCAGCTGAGCATGCCGTTCAGGGTGTCAGCGGTCAGCGCGCAGTAAATGACGCTGCCTGCTGCCCACGGCTGATCGGTGGTGCCCTGCTGACCACGGGTGAGCACGGCCTCGCCACTGGTGACCACGGCGCGCACGATCTCCCAGCGGGTTGCGCTGGACTGGCTGTCTGCGAGGGTGAGCACGTATTCCCCATCAGGCAGCGTGAGCGAGGCAGCGGTTGCCCCCTCAGCCAGCGTGAGCGGCTCGAGGTAGTTGTCTACAAATTTGAGCATGGTTTCTCCGGATCAGACCCAGCAGCAGGGTTCAGCGCTGCGCTCTATCTCGTGTGTGACGGGGTGCCAGGTGCCGTACCGGGCACCCGACGGGGTTGTGATGCTGCCGGCTACTACACCGGCCGGGGTGAGGCAGTTGCCCTGTACCCAGGTATCGTGCTGGGCCACGTCTGTTTTGCGCAGTACGGGCGCGAGCATGTTGTTGCTGTAGCGCAAGATGTTGATCTCGTGACGCGACGGGAGCTGCCACCAGCCCCAATCGAAAAAGGCGTAGGGCTCGCACAGGTACATCTGCTGGGTGAGATTGATGGGGCCCAGGTACTTGGCGTCTGGCCGGTTGTTTGGCCCCAGTGCGCCGAGGTTCCCTGGCTCTGTTGTTGTGCCGCTCGGGCCGTCGATTGTGCGCGTGACGACGCTGGACTCGCTCTCTTTAATCTGTCTGACGAGGTAGTCCCCGGACCCCATCGGGATATCCCAGCCAGCGGACCATGTGGCGGAATAGTCCTCGTGGAATGTCTCCCGCATGCTCGTGCTGACAGATGACGACCCGCAGCGCAGCGTGATGCGAAACTCTTTTTCGACGGTCTGCGAGTGCGAGACCTGCCATTGCAGCGTGTTGGTCACGTCCTCGAGCTGGCCATCCTCCAGCCGCGCCGATAGCGTGCCGCTGCCGATCTGCTGCAGGGGCGTGCGCTCTTCCCGCCACTCCAGCGTGGTGTCTGCATACACCGGCACCGGGTCGCCCGTATCCGGATCAAACCATGCCGCGATGATCTGGCTACTTACGCTCAGGGTCCGTTCGGATTCGGTCGGGTACAAGTTGTACGTGAACACGGTCGGCGAATGGCCGTCGTTGTCTACCGTCTCCCATGGGGTCGCCGCCTTGGGCGAAAACGAGAGCGTATCCCCGTCTGACGGGTCCCGGATGATCGGTGGCGTGTAGGCCGCTGCGCCGCTGTAGCGCGCCTGCGCCGGCGTTGGCAGCGGGCCGCTGTCACTGAGCGTTCCGAGCGTCTGCGCTTTGCTATACAGCACGCTGATGCTTGCGGCAAAGTCCACGCCGGGCGTACCGGTCAGCTCCAGCAGGTAGAAAATCACTGGGATAGTCCCGATGCAGTTCGGGGAGCCAGTACCCCGCCAGCCGTCGTGCTCGATGCTCAGGATGGCAGCAGAGCCATCGGGGCGGATGTCGCGCACGTACATACCCACAAAACCCGGCAAGCTCGTGCCATTCTCGATGACTTCCGGCAGCGGCGGGCTGCTGTAACCGTTGTCTGCCATCGTCAGCGGCAGCTCGTATGACAGTGCCGCAGGGGCGTACGCGCCCATCCTCGACGCAGTGAGCGTGCCGTCGAATGCGCCGGGGCCCTGCCTCAGATCTGCATACTGGATGGCCCATGCTGTGCCGTTGGGCGCGGCATACACCCAGCCCGGCTCGCCGAAATACCACGGCTGCAACTTGCCGTAGATATAGCGCTGGCCCGTGCTGAGCAGGAAATAATCCAGCCACTGCCGGCCAGCAGCAGCATCCGCCGCGGCATCCTCCGGCGAGCGCGTGGCACCCGGCGCCCAGGGCATGCGCTGCAGGAACGTATCACCCGGGCCGTATGACGCGCCCAGGCTGTCTGCCGGACGGTTGGACCCGTTGGGCAGCTCAAGCACCCCGTCTCGCCATAGTCCATGCCAGGGGCAGCCCCAAACCGGTAACGTCATGGCTCTGCATACTCCAGCACGACCTCCGCGCCGTTGGCGTCGGTCATGGTGATTTTCTTCGGGGCCGGGAAATACAGCAGGCCGTCAGTGCTGGGGATGCCCAGCGGCCACCATTCTCGGTCACTGAAATCGGCTTCGACGAGGGGGCTGGCGATGCCGCCGCCACCTGTGCTGCTGCCGGGCTGGTAGTTGTACTGCGCATATCCGCGTGCAGACGGGATGCCGCCGCGTGGTTCTTCGCGGCGTAGGGTTGGTGGCGTCGGCGGGCGGTCGATGATCTCCGAAAGATTGCGGGCCAACCCCTCGGCAAGCCGTTGGGCTCTGGCGTCCAGCCGACCACGAATGCCGCCGGCTCGCTCGTTCAGATTGCCGCGCAGCTGGTTTGCGCGCTCGGTTGGCGTTGTCATTTACAGCTCCAGGGTGTCTGCTGGCGGTGCGATGGAATAGGTGACCACAACGGCGGCCTCAATCTCGTTCCGCCACTGCTCCAGAATCTCCGGGGTATCAATCGCAAAGCGCCGGGGATAGCGGTCTGCTGGGTCACCATTTCCGATCGAGTAGTTGCCGGCGAAACCGGGCAGCTCTTCGTCATAAGGCGGGCTGTCTATGCGCAGGCCGATCTGGGTCGGCAGAGAACCGGGCATAACTGGCCCCGGCTGATCCTCAAACTCTGGCGGGTCTGGCAATACCGGTATGTCACCGATGGCGGTCGCTGCGCCCAGGCTTGGCGCAATGCCAATGGTGAGCAGTGCCGTGCCGGTTTGGGTGTCCATTTCCTCGGTCAGCATGACGACCATGCCGGTGACATCAGCACCCTGGTCCCGCAGGCGCAGGCGCTGGCCGAAATCAATCTCCAGCGCATGAGCCAGCGGCACCTGCCACGTCACAACATTTGCCCGCTGCGCCGCACAGAGCGTGGCTACGCCAGCCGATACGGCGCAATCAAAAGCGGCAGCAAGGCGCTCAGGGTCGCGGCGCTGGAGCTGATCAATAGGTGCATCCGTAACCGCGGCCACAAGATCACCGGTGCTTTCGTCCCAGAGCCGGTCGTTTTCTGTGTCGGTGTCGAGCACCACCCGCCCACGCTCGATCACCTCGCCAACGGCGGCCACGGAGTCGGCAACCTCAAGCCGGACGGTGTACTTCTCAACAGCCCGCTGGCTCCAGCGGATCGAGGCCGAGAAATCGGCACCGAGCAACAGGTCTGTATTTTTGTTGTACCAGGGCTGCGGCAGATCGGGCAGATCGCCGTAGAGCCGGTACCAGGTGGACGAAGACAGATACCAGCCAGCGGAGTTGACCGCCTCGGTGATCATGTCTACGTCTGGCAGTTCGGTCGAATCTGCCCGCCAGGCATTAAACCCGGCCAGCGACATATTCCCACCCGTGCCCGGGTGACGCCAGGTGTAGCTCTGCCGGCGCTGGCGGTAGCGCGTGTAGCGGTAGTCCAGCTCCAGCTCATAGACGTTCACCGCATCGCTGAGCGTTGCAAGACCAACGTCAACCGACTCATGGACCGTGGACCCTGGCGCAAACTCGTAATGCACGGCGTCAATGTGCCAAGGGGTGATTCTCGGGACGCCGTAGCGGTCTGCGTTGAGGCTGGCGGTGCGGGTGCTGAGCCGCTCCTGGGCGTAGTCCCAGCGTGAGCGGCCGGCGACATCCTCGAACACGTCCGGCGACCACAGCCCGCCCACCAGGGTATCGATGGCTGCAATGCTCATGGCCTCGACATTCTCGGCAAGGCGGGTGTTTGCCTCGCAGCTCAGGACCCGATAGACCACATCAAACTCGGGCTGTACCAGTTGGCCGGTGAAGCGACGACTCACCACCTCTGGCTCGCCGTGCAGGATGATATCGATAACGACAGATCGCCCGCTGTAGCTGCCGATGGATACCGGCGCAGTGCCAAGCCACAGCTGGAAAGACGCAACAGCGTCACCCGACTCTGACCGGTCGACCACAATGGCGCCCAGCAGCTGCTCGGTAACATCTTCGCCAGCCAGCAGCAGGCGCGGCGACCAACTGAAGCTGCTGCCAGGCTCGATGATCTGCGTGACGATGCCAGAGCTGCCCAGCCCGTTCAGCGGTACCGCATTAAGCGGGTATGCGTTGAACATGGTCAGACCTCACGCATGACAAGCTGCCAGCTGAATTGCCGGTCGCCGATATCCTCAGCAGGCGGATCAACCAGCACGGTGAAACGCGGGAACCAGACCAAGCGGTACACCACCGCGCCAGCCACAGGCGTGATGGTTGCGTCCAGATCACTCATGGAGACCTCAGCGGTAACCCACTGCTCACCCACAAGCGCCTCGGCGGTCACTGGTTCATCAGGCCGCACAGCTGCAGTCAGCGTGGCCGTGGTGCTTACGGTTGCCAGCGTGAGTGGCTTGGGACTCCAGAAGTCCAGCTCACCGCGCAGGTTGACGCCATCAAGCCCGCTGCTGATCCAGCCGCTGCCGGTGACGGTAATCACCCGCTTGCTGAAGTGCGTCATCCGCACCGGCCGGCCACCGGACAGAATCACATCCGTAGAGCCGCCGGCATCGCCGTAGCTGACCATCGGCTCGCCGCTGAAGATCGAGACCGGCACGCCGCCCAAAATCATCTGTGTCATGGTTTACCTGCGCTTGAGTCGGGCGGTACGCGCAAAGCGCGCCAAGTCTTCGATGGTGCTGGAATCACCCTGCAGACCGAATGTGCGGTCGCCAAGGGTGAGGTAGAGGGGTGTGCCAGCTTGAGCGCCGCCACCCATATCGCCGTAGTTACCCACCTGTGTCCACGGCATCGACGCCGCCAAGCGCCGCGATTGCTCTGCAGTGAAGACAGTCTCTCCGCCAGCAAACGAGACAAGCTCAGGGCCATTCTCACCGACCCACGCAAGCCCCGGAGGAGCGCTGCTTGTGCCGGTTGCAAAGCCAGGGATTTCAGCACTTGCGGAAGATGGATTTGTGATAGTTACCGGCAGAATCAACTCCTGCCCCATCTCTTGCGCCAACTTCATGATTTGCTGGCGCACTGCGTTGAGCTGGGCGTCATCAAGCTTCAGGCTGACCGGCATATTCTCAAGCGCTGCTGCCTGCTCGCGCACATCCGCCATGGTCTGGCGCACGGCCTTCAGTTCGTTCTGAGCCTTCTCGGTCTCAATATCATTTGCGGCAAGCTCAATTGACCGAAGCTCCTTGATGAAACCTTCAAAGCCGTAGGTGTTTTCTCCTGCCCTGGCAAGCTCCTGCAGCACCTCAACAGCCTGCTGTGCGTATGCCTGCGCAGATTCGATATCTCCATTTGCAAGCGCCTGTTGAGCCGAAAGCTTCAAGCTCTGGGCCTGCCCGTAGCTCGCCCCTCCGCCGCCGGACAGGCTAGCCAGCGCCTCCGAGTAGCGCTTCTCGATATCCAGCCGCTTTTTCTTCACGGACTCGATTTCGGCCAGCGCCTTTTTCTCGGCCGCCGCCTGCTCTTTCAGTGCGTCCTTCACATAATCAAGCTGGGCTTCCTGGATTTTCTTCAGATCGTTAACGTAGGTGTTGAAACTCCGAACCTGCTGATCGCGGCGGCGCTGGGACTCGTCCTGTGCAGCGCTTTCTACGGTCTCAATATCATCAGCAACGCCAGTAATCATCTGGAGGTGCATGTCGCGATACTCGGTCCAAGCCTTCAATTGGCGCTCGATGTACTCGTCCGTATAAAGCAGATCAACAAGTCCAAAACCTTCTGCGCCGGCTTGCCAGTAGGCAATCTCCTTTTCAGCCCGAGAGATTTCGTCAACGCTACCGGCAATCCTTGAAGCGATGTAACCGAGGTCATCGCCAAAGTCGACGACTCGAGCCCCTCCCTCCGCAGCTAGACCTGCCAGTGATACGAGTGCATTGACCAGTCGCGCAAGGTTCTCAATCACCCTCGGGTCCGACAAAGTCTCGCCAAGAGAGCTGATACCTTGAATCAACGGCGTCAGGTCGGCCTGGCCAACCGCCTTGTTTACTTTGTCTTCAAGCTCAACCATCGCGCCGCCGACAGTTTGCGGCAGCGTCTCGGCTTCTGCCTTGAGCGTTGCAAGCGAGCCAACCAAGGCATCGGTCACCACGTCGGCAGTCAGCTCACCTTCGCCGGCCATGTCCTTGAGCGCACCCACAGAGACGCCAAGGCTATCTGCAAGCGCCTGCATTAAACGAGGCGCTTGCTCTGCGACAGAGTTAAACTCATCACCCCGAAGCGCACCGGCCCCAAGTGCCTGAGCAAACTGGATGACGCCGTTCTCTGCCTCCTGAGCCGAGGCGCCAGAGATTCTGAATGAAGTTGCTACAGCCTCGGTGACCTGAATGATTTCAGCTTGCGTTCTACCAGCCTCTTTGAGCGGTCGTGCGATCCTCGTGTAAAGGGTGACCAGCGACTCAAGCGGCGCCTGCGTAGCAGAAGCCACGCGCTCCAATTCAGCCTGTGCGATGTTGAACTCTTCCTGAGACTCTGTAGCCAAGCCCAGTCGGGCATTCATAAGGTTGTATGCGTCCGACGTGTTCGCAATCGCCCTTATTGCACCCGTAAACGCAGAGACAGAGAACGCAGCAATCAGCGTCTTGCCGGCGCGCTGCAGCTTTCTATCCAGATTGCTGAGGTCGTTGTCGACCTCCCTGAACATTTTCTTTGAGCTGTTTTCGCCCTCAATAACCAGCTGCGTCTTGATCTTGGACATCAGCCAATCTCCTTCAGGATCTTGCGGAACTGGTTTGCATCAACATTTGCCGAGCGCGCAGCGATGAGGGCGAGCCTGTTTGCTGCCCGCTCCTGCCTGTCAATCGCCTCCGAGAAGGCCTCGATTTGGTGGAGCGTGTAGCCGCGCACATCTTCCAGCTTGTGCCCTGCCCGGATCAGTCGCTGGACGACATCGCTCCATTCAGCGCGGCGACCATTCCCGGCAGAGCCTCTCCGAAAAAACCTGCATTGACCTTGATTACCGCAACCATGAGTTGCACTGCAGTAGTCGCCGGCAACCTGCGTCGAGCCAGCCAGCTAAGGCTTGTGGTGTATCCAAGCACGCGCCGCAGGTCTTCTGCATGCTGCTCCGCGTACCGATTGATCTGCTGAACACTGGCATTGGCCATCAGGCCGATAAGCTCAGATGCCGCTTTACCGTATTCATCGAAGTGCTCAAGCGAAACAGGCTTGACCGAGACCTCTTTCCCATCGAGCTCGATAACTTCTGGCTTCGGGAAGAGGATGTTGAGAGTGCTCATGTTTTCTCCGGGCAATAAAAAACCCGCCGAAGCGGGTCAATGAAGTGATTTAGCGTTTAATTGCAATCAAAGCCCCTCACGGACACACCATTCATACGTTTCTCTTCGAAACGTATCTACCTGCTGCGACCTTTCGGAATCAGTTTCGTGCCGATCGCGCCTGTAAGCGGAAGTCACGATCTGGCTCAGCACCGTCTCGCTGTATTCACCATGCCCAGAAACTGCCGTCTTGGCGGCGGCCATAGGTAAACCGTTCTGTCGAGCAAGCATAACGGCACTGCCAAGCTCGGCCATTGTCGAGCATCTGCCAGAAGAAGACGCCAGCTCTGATGCGGCAGATGCGCTATTCCTGAGAGCTAGCTGCAATTCCGTTTGCTCGTACCTGTCTGTGTACCTGTTGTAACTAGTGACCACTCCCTTCACGAATGAAAAGAGAGCCCAAACGATAAACACAGCAAGCACCAATGCTGGCAGCGCCGCCAGAATAATCTTGGTCATCAGCCAAATCAGGCTGAGGAACGGAATCTGCACGCCAGTGACCACAACGCAATCAGGGGCGGCGGCATTCAGCCTGGCCTGCCAATCTCGCTCTTCACGTTGCTGGCGACTTGCGGCAACGCCAGCCTTCGCGCCGGCAATCCCGGCTGCGACCTTGCCGGTTACCGGCTGCGCAGCCGCTTCCTGCTTCGCCTGCACCTTCGCGTAGACAACACCACACTTCGGACAAATCTCCGGGCTCGCGGCGTTCTCTGCCATCGTTGGCTCATACTTGCACTTTGGACATTCCATGACCTTCCTCCCTGATTGATTACAGGGAGGAATCTAGCACAGGCTTACGCGATGGTATCCATCTCGACCTTGAAGAACTGCGACAGCCCTTCGGTGGTGATGGACGTATCCAGCAGCACCTCACCAGTGATCTCCATCGCGGCGAACTCGTCGCCAATCAGGTTCAGGCCTTGGGCCGCGCCCACCTTCAGGCGGTGCACGGTGACGGTCACGGTCTTGCCGGTGGCCGCCTCGTTGACGCCGCTGAACACCATCTGGAACTCTTTCGCGCCGGTGGTCAGCGCCTCGATGGTGGCGACCTCGGACACCACGGTTGACGTGCCGAACAGCACCATCGCCAGGTTCTCGGGCGACAGGTCGTTCAGGGTCATGGTGACCTCGACCGACTCGATGCGCGTGACCGAGGCGTAGTTGCCGCCACCGGCAGTGCGGTAGTTCGGCAGGTTGATCTTGTTTTCGTTGATGTTGAAGGCGATCGAGGCGACGTTACCGATATCACGCGCAGCGCCTGCGCCCTCTTTCAGGGTCACGATGCCCTTGCCCATGTATGCGTAGTTTGGCATTGCGGGTTTCCTCTGGTCGAAAAAAAACCCGCCTGGGCGGGTTGTGTGCGGTTGCTATTGCTCAGTAGCGCTCGACGTACTGAATGCTGATTGAGGCGGTCACGCTGCGAAGCTGGCCGCCTGATGCGCCCATATCAAACTCGGCTGACTCATCACCGGCCCAGCCGGGCTTGAGCGGGCGCTCTTGATAATTGCCGCCGTAGCCAAGCGACTTGAGAATGTCGTGATGGCAGTTCTGCAGGTCGGCCAGTGTGGCGGCGCGGCTGAATACAGCCTCCACCTGGTAGGTGGCGACGCGGTGAACCACGTTGCCGGAATGCTTTACCGCCTCGTCTTCTGGGATGCGAATGATCAGGTAGGGCTTGGCGGCGTTATCCGGGACGTTCTGCGAGAACCCGTAAACGCCCTGAATGTCGGTGGTATAGCCGTTGGCTGCGGTGATCTCGGCCAAGCAGGCCTCAATGGCTGTGGTCAGCTCTGCTGCTTTGCTCATCGGATGCCCTTTGCTATCTCGGCCCGTAGGCGACGTTCAAACTCGCGCTGCAGGAATGCCCCTGTTCGCCGACGCAATTGAGCGTTCGACAGTTGTTTGAACCAATAGGCGATGCTCGGCCCTACGGCTTCCTGCAGGCGGCGAGCGTAGACGTACTTGCCGCGCCTGCTTTCGTTGTAAAGCGGCTTCTTGCCAGCGCTCGACGGGTTCACAAACCCTGCCGCCAGCTTCTTGCCGTTGGGGCCGGTAACGAATACCCGCGCCCTGGTTGCGCTGATTGCCTCATAGCTCCAGCCCCGATAGGCGCTAACCCTGATACCAGACGACGAGGGGATAATCCGCGCTTCCATGCGGCGCGACCGTGCACGTTTGATCTTGAGTTTTGCGTTCAGAAAGGCGCGCGTCCGGAAGGCCTTGAGCAGCGGCGTCGCGTACTCTTCGCGCCGCGTCGATGTCGCCGTGGTGTTCAGCGCCCCGCGCAGCACCGGGTCAACCTTGCGGTTCACTGTGGCCAATTGAGCGCGGGCAAAGGAGGTGCCCTGCAGCTTCACGCCGACTTTCACGCCTCACGCTCCAGCCACAGGCCGCGCACTACCCCATCGTCCGTGTCGTTGGCATAGCCGATGATGCTGTAGGTATCGTCGCCTATCTGGATCTGGTCGCCCTGCTCAGGCCTGCCGACCTCGATCACTGCTACCTCGGCCTTGGTCTTGTAGCCGGTTACGGTGCCCTCTTCATCAAACCATGGGGCTTGATGGGTGAGGTGCACGCGGCAGGCTACCGCTGTGCCGCCGGCAGGCAGGTACTGCGCAGGCTGGCCGATCAGTTCGTCAGCGCTGATGCGTAGTTCAGCCTTGTTACCGAGAGGGTCGCGCGCGCTGGTGATGTGCAGCAGGCGTTGGCCGAGGCGCAGGTAGCGGCCACCAGTCAGCTTGCTGGTGTAGCGCGCGCGCACGTCGATCTTTGCCGGGTTGCGCAGCCCTGACGGCATGGGCACGTCTGCTGCCTCTTTGGCGATAACGCCTACCCATGCACTACCAATAACAGTCGGCAAGAGGTCGGCGTTCAATTCGACGATTTCAGCGCGGTGGCGCAGTTCGCCAGCTCTCATACATTCACCCAGCGGTGCGGCTGCCAGAGCGCCTTGGTGGCCAGCGGCAGTTCGGCAACGCTGGTTCCGATGACCAGCGACTCGCGGTTATTGAACCAGTGCCCGATGAGCAACAGCGCGCCCTGCTCAATGCCTTTTGTGATGACCATGGCATTCTCTGCAGCGCCGTCCAGCTCGGCATCGGTGGCTACCAGCGTGCGATTGGTCCAGCTTTCAAACGCGCTGATGGCGGCGTTTGTGTAGCCCAGGATCAGGTCGTCCTGATCAGTCTCGTCGAGTTCGACGCGCAGGTGCTTTTTTACCAGCTGTTGATCGATCATCGGTTTCTACCCCGCCAACCATGCTGGCTACTTTGAGGTGCTCCACCGCAACAACGGCGCAGCGCTCGGAAACGTCTTGCTCCCCCTGCTCAATCTTTACGACGCGGTTGCCGTCGACTGCGAACGGGAAAGGCTTGGTAACAAGAATCTTTGGCATGACTACCTCCAGAAAGGGCGCCCGAAGGCGCCCCTGCCGATTACGGCGCAGCCATGGTAAGCACTTTCACCGCCTGACTGTCGACGAGCATGCCGCCGACGCGCTTGGTGGTGTAAAAGCCGACGTTGGGCTTGTTGGTGAATGGGTCGCGCAGCACGCGGGTGCCGATGCGATCCACGATGGTGTAGGCACGCTTGAAGTCGCCAAAGATGATGCCATTGGCATCGGCAGCGGCAGCCGGCATGTCCTCGTTCTCGGTGATGCCGTAGCCCAGCAGCAGCGACGGCGCACCCTGCTCCAGGCCGGGACGCCACAGGTAGTTACCCTCGGAGTCCTTCATAGTGCGCACGGTGAAGAGCGTGGTGGTCGGCATCATCCAGGTGGCGCCGGCGCGGTAGCCCTTCTTCAGTGCGTAGATGAGGGAGATCAGCTGATCCGAGGTGAAGGTGCCTGCGGTACCGGTTTCGATCTTCTGAATCTGGCCGAAAGCACGAGTGGCGTCACCATCAGTACTGAGGGTGTACGCCAGCAGGCCTTTCGGCTTGTTGGTGCCATCCCCAAGCAGGAACGCGGCGCCTTCCTTCTCGGCGAATTCGCGGGCGACCTCAGCGGTCAGCCAGGCTTCAGCGTCGAAGAACAGGTCGTCGAGGCTGGTTTGGGTGGCCTGCGGGTTGGCGTAGATTTCACCCATGACCGCGGCGATCTGCGCCAGAGTCGGCGTGCCAGTAGCCGGGCGTGCATCAGTCTCACCAACCCAGCCAGAACCAGCGCCGCCCAGATTCACCAGGCGCTTGTAGTCCGGAGTGGAGACGGTGATCTGATTACAGACCGAACGCATGGGCGACTCGTCGCGCAGCAGCTCGAGGATGGAGCGGTCCAGCTCCTCGGGCACGGCGTAGCCGCCGTCGGCGTCAACAGTGGTTTGCAGCGCCTTGGCCTGCAGCTCGCCCAGGCCGTCATCCTTGCCCTTGCGCACAAACTGCATGAACGCGGTCTTGTGCTCAGAGACGGCCTTGTCATCAGTCGCGCCGGGGCGCTTGATGGCGGCAATCTCTTTTTCCAGGTCGGACTTGAGACCGTCCAGTTCGCTCAGCTTTTCGTTGAGTGATTCAACGGTGCCGGCCAGCTTTGACTTCTCGGCCTCGATGGCCTCCATGCGCTTGTCGTTGTTCGACTTGAACTCGTCGAATTTGGCGCCGAGCGCTTCGGCAACCTGTTTTACATCTTGGATATCTGCGGGCATGGTAGCCTCCTACAGGTGGTTCATTAGGGTTTTCAGGTAATCCAGGGCGTCACCTTCCGCATCGCGCTGGTTGATGGCGCCGTAGCCCTTGGCCATGAAGGCCTTGGACTGGGAGACAGAAAACCCAACCTCTCGAAGGGCTCGCTCCACTTTGCTGGGCGGCGGGACTTCGCCCCGCTCCAGCAGTGACTTCACTTCCGAAATGCGCGCTTCGTCGTTTGCCGGGAAGGTCACCAGCGACACCTCCCACAAGTCGATCTCTTTGAGCAGAAACGCGCCTTTGTCCTTGTCGTACTCCCAATCCTTGAGCATGTAACCGATGGACAGCCCTGACAGGCTGCCGGCCTTCATGTGTGCATGAGCACGCTTGGCCAGCGGGTCGTCATCGATCAGCAGGCGGCCGGAAATCTTGAGGCCGATATCGTCCTCAGCCATTTCGGTGTAGATGCCAATCGGCTCGTCGATCTTGTGTTGCCAGAGCATCGCAGGCAGTTGCTTCTTGTCGCGCCATGCAGAAAGCGACTTCTGGAAGGCGCCCGGCACCACGATGTCGGAATAGGAGTCTTTGACGCCGAACACGGAGCCGTAGCCTTCAAACTCCCCGCTATCACTGACGCTCTTTACGGTCAGCGGAATGTCGAGACGCTGTTTAGTCGGCATCTGTTGCCTCCGGCTTGGTAGTCATATTCATTGGGGTCAGGTAGATATCGCCGCCTTGGCGCGGGTTCATGTCTTCGTTCTCGCGGCAGTCGTTCGGGCTGAGAATGCCCCACTGAATGCCCTTGCCGTAGGAGTCGTACCGACCCTTGAGGTCGCCACGCAGCAACGCGCCGGCGTTGAACTTGGCGTAGTGCTTGCCCTGGTCAGTCTGCTTGAGCAGGCCGACCTTAATGCGGTGCTCGATGCGCGTGAGATACGGCACCAGCGAGTAGTTCACAAACGCCAAGCCAAGGTTCTCAACGTTGTTGAATGTGGCCTTTTCGAGGTTGGCGACCAGGTGCGGCGGCACCCGGAAGATTGCGCAGATCTCGTCGCGCTGATACTTGCGCGTTTCGAGGAACTGGCTGTCTTCCGCGTTCAGGCTGATAGGCTTCCAGTCGAGGCCCATCTCCAGAATCATTGGCTTGTAGGTGTTGGCTACACCTGCGTGCTCTTCGTGAAACTGCTTCTTGAGCCGGCCAAAGGCTTCGTCGGTCAGCGTCTGCTCTGTTTTCAGTACGCCGGTAGTCACGGCCCCGTTGGTAAACAGACGGCTGCCGTGCTCTTCGGTTGACAGGCCCAGCGCAATCGCTTGTCGGGCATAGGCAATCGGGTTAAGTCCGTTGAGGCCGTCCAGCGTGAACAGGCGAACGTGCCAGATCTCATCTTGTGTGAGCGTCTTGGTCTCGCCGCTCTTGAACGTCACTTCGTAGCTGACTGTCCAATCGTCGTTCAGCTTTGGCTTAACAGACCCAGGATTGATCGGCAGCAGCTCCTGCACCTGGCCGAGCGCCACGACCTTGTAGGCGTAGAAGTTTCCGCGCAAGCACAGGCAGGTGACCAGCAGCTCCCAGAACTCCTGGGCTGTCATGTAGCCGTTTGGCGCGACACTGATGAGCTGATGCGTCTTGTGGGTGGTGGCAACCTTCCGCTCTCTGCCTGCCTCCTGGTACAGCTTGCAGGGCAACATGCCAACTGACTCCGCCAACACTCGGACGCAGCCGAACACGGTACTCATCTGCATGGCGCGCGATGTGGTCACGGTTTGGCCCGTTACCGTCTGGTAGTCCTGCAGCGCCGCGGCGATCTTCTCCGGCGTGTCGAGGATCTGTGTCTCTTTTCTGAACAGACTGGAGAACATCAGGCCTTCCTCAGTGCGGCGGCGATGGATACGGCAACGAGGAACACGCCAAGCCCCAGCAGGGCCCATGCCTGCCCGAAGAGCTGCCACCCGCCGCAGGTCGCACTGGCGATGCCAGCCAGCCCGATGGCGTCAGGCAGCGCTTGCCGAATACGCTGAGTCATAGCGTGCGAACCCCGTGTTCCATGATGTGTTTCGATAGGTCTGGCCCCGCCTCTTCCGGAGAGATGGCGCGGCACATGGCCGTGATGAGCGCCACGATCCCGTCGATCTTGTTCTCGGGACGCTCTTTGTTCGGGTAGATGTTGTCCTTCGCGTCCAGCTTGGCGACGACGTTGCTGGCCATCCAAGTGAGGATCGGGCAGTCGCCGTGAGCCAACTTCTTCTGCAGCACCAGCGCTTCCACTTCCTTCATCGGCTCGCTGAGGTTTTGGACGGTCTGGCGAACCTCGACCATCAGCAGCCCCTCGGCCTGCATTTCCTGCCCGAGCTGAGTGGCTTGCCATGGGTCATAGGCGACCTCAAGCACATCGAAGCGGCCAGCGAACTCGCGCAAATCTTCCTTGATGACCTCGTACTCGATGACCTCGCCATCAGTCAGGGTCAGCAGGCCGAGCGCATCGAACTCGCGATAGCGCGCGGTGTTGCTGTCCAGCTCCTCGACCACCCGCGCCTCTGGCAGGTAGTAACGCCCGTGAACGTGCCAGACCGGGTCGCCTTCGACGGGCGGGAACACGAGCAGCAAGCCTGCAATGTCGATCTTGCTGGCAAGGTCCAGGCCGATGATGCAGGGCCGCCCCTCCAGCTCTGCGAGCGACTTGCGCGGCGGGGCCTCCTTCCAGCGCAGCATGTTCAGCCAGGCGTTCTTGGCGCCAACCCATTCATTCAGATGCTTGGTGCGAAACGTGGCCTGCTTGGCCGCTGACTGCATGGCGTCCCGCTGGCGGGCCTGCAGGAAGTCCGCGCTGATCGAGACCCCGTAGTTCGGGTTGGCCTTGATCAGCGCCTTCTCGTCCGTCCAGTCGTCGTCCTTGTCGATGGTGTAGAGCATCGCCCAGAGGTCGGGCCGGTCGATCGCACCTTCCAGCATGCGCTCGGCATCGCGCACCAGTTGGTGACACGGGCCGCCGATGCTGGAACCGGCGGTGGTGATGACCAGCATCACCGGTTGCTCGCGGGAGCCCATGCCGGTCTCCATGGTGTCGTACAGTGTGCTGTCCTGGTGCTCGTGGTACTCATCCACGATGGCGCAGGACGGGGAGCTGCCGTCACCAGGCTTGCCGATCACAGGTTCAAATCTGGAGCCGTCCTCAATCCGACACATGTTCGACGCATTCACGTCGACGCCGTAGAAGTCCTTGAGGTCTGGCGTGCGCTCGACCATCAGCTTGGCTGGGCGGAATACTTCCCAGGCCTGCTTCTCGGTTGTTGCGCCGCTGTAGACCTCGGCGCCGAACTCGCCATCAGCGGTGAACATGTAGATCCCGAGCCCGCCGCCAATGATCGACTTGCCGTTCTTGCGTGGCACGAAGATCACAATCGTCCGGTAGCGCCTGGTGCCGTCCTTCTTGCGGATCCACCCAAACGGGATACAGATCGAGAACAGCTGCCATGGCTCCAGCTTGATGTTCTCGCGCTTACTCGCCCAGCGCCCCTTGGTGTGCGGCAGCAGCTGCAGGAACTTGGCCACCCGCTCGGCCTTGGCCGGGTCGAAGGTATACGGAAAGTCCTTGGCCTTCGACGCTTTCAGGTCATCGAGGTGACGTTTGCACGCCAGCTTGATCCACTTGCAGGCCGGAACCTTCCCCGCAACGACGGCGCGCGCGTATGCCTCGGCAGCCTTCACGCCGGGCGGCTTTGCTTTTGCAGCCATCAGAGAGACTCAAACGGGTTGCCTTTCGGCTTTTCCTTCTTGCCGCCAACCTTGGCGCGGTCTGCCGGCGTCATGCCGAACTTGCCGAGCAGCGCCTCAAGCCTGACCAGCTTGGTGGCTGGAAACTCTGCCGGGTCTTCGCGGAACTGGGCGAGCAGGGTTGCCGCCACCTCCAGCGCAATCCGGTCGGAGTCACTCAGCACATCGCGCGGCGCGAACCTGCTGATCTCGTTCCAGGCATGCAGGACGCCGCCACCAAGATGCGCGGGCGCTTTGGTCAGAGGCCCAACGGTTTCAGCGTCCTGGCGACGGCGTTGCGGGTCCTTTCGGAACGCGCCTGATGCCTCAAGGACGTTGGTTGGTTTGCGTGGTCTGGCCATAATTTCCGGAATGCGAATTTTGCGGAAGCATAAAAACGGTTCCCCCCGTCGTTCGGTAAGCAAAAAGCTGGAGGTTTTGACCCTCCCCCTCCCCCTCGACGATTTCGGCCAGAGCCCTCTTCATGCTTTAGCTTAAATCTCTAATTTCGCACCGAGTTGGTGCATCCTCACGCGCCAGTCAGACCGACCTTGGCGCCAATCCTGTTGTGGCATGGACGGCACAGGGCGCGCACGTTGTCCCACGCCAGCCCAAGCTCCGGGTGAGTCTTGAATGGCTTGATGTGGTCAACGATGACTGCAGCCGTAACCCTGCCTGCCGCCTCACACTCACAGCACAGCGGGTGCCGCTTGATGTAGACAGCCCTGAACTTCCGCCAGCGCTCAGTCTTGTAGAACCCATCAGAGTCATCGCGGCGGGTGTTGTACTGCTTGTGCGCCCGCTTCAGCTGCTTAGCGCGGCGCTCTGCAGCCATAGGCGCGTGTAGCTGGCAGTGGCTGACACCTGACACCAGAACCCTGCACCCAGCCCATGCGCATGGCTTACTGGGTCTGGCACCCATCAGCCCGCCTTCCTCAGCACCGTGGCCACATTGCCCCGAGACCGCCAGACCATGACCGCAAGGATCACGAATACGATCAGCAGGAACGGGCTCACCGGCTCCACCTCGTGTCCTGTCAACGGGGCCAGTGCAACGCTTAGCGAGTAGCCGCCAGTGCCAACAGCGAGCAGGTACGCACACAGGCTCATGCCGAGGCGGTAGCGAGCACCCTGTCGGCGAAACGTGGCAACACGCCAACAGATCGCGCCACACAGCATCGATGCGAGCAGCGTGGACAGATCAACCATCATTGCGGCCTCTGGCAATCAGATCGGCGATAGTGGCGATCCAGCCAGGTGTTTTCCCTCCCTGAACCCATTCCATCAGGCTGATGCAGACGACAACCGAGAACAGGCCGCCGAACAGCGCTGGGATGGCCGCGGTCTCAGTCCAGCCGCGCCCGACCACCTCTGCCGACACGAAGTAGCCGGTGATCCACGAGAAGACGAAGTAGCCAGCCCTGGCTACCCAGCTCAGGTCCTTTGAGAAAACCATGAAGAACAGCGCGCCAGCGAAGGCGCCGATCACAGCCTCAAGGTCAACACCAGGAATCAGGCTGGCCGCTGTTACTCCTACGACGCCAGCCCCTGCGATCACGCCGCTGCTGATATCGGTCATTGTGTGTCTCCATCCAGAGAGGCCACACGCATGAGGCCAAAACGAAAAAGCCCGCTCAGTGGCGGGCTGTGAAACGGGCATAAAAAAACCCCGGCGCAATGGCCAGGGCTTTTGAATTAATCCAAGGGGACTCTCCCCCTTGAGGTCACACCACTTTTTACTAACGATGATCAGTCGCTTTCATTTCAGGTGTCGACACTGCGGGCTTCAACCTATCGTATAAGGCATAGTCACCGCAGATTGGTTAATCATCCGGCAAGATGGCAGGACTGTCAAGCGGCCTTCTCAGTGAGCAGGCCACTATCTCGCAGCGTTATCTCAGCACTACTGAATGCGCTATCAACAGTCTTGCCCAGCCAGCGGTTAATCATCTGCCGCCAGTGGCGCAGGGTACGCTCTGGAGTTCCGTCACTATCCCAGCTGTGCAGCACGTAGAAAGCGGCCGGCAAGCGCTTCGGCACCGCCCAAGCTGTCACCGCCTTGGTTACGAACAGCCTGTGCGCTGGCGACTCTACGCGGGGTATCAGCCAGCGCACCGCATCAGCCACCTCTCGGTCATTGATGCTGTACTTGGCCACCAGCACATTCCACTGCAGCTCTGTCAGCTCCCGATGCAGCATTCCCCGTGTCATCGCGTCCTGAGTCAGGCGTTCCTCAGCACTCAGCCCTGACCCTTCACCCCGCGTTTCAGGGAATCCCGACTGATACCGCATCTGCCACCCAGCCTTTGCCGTGCCATCGTTGGTCTCGATCGACATCACTCGCGCAATGCAGTGCCCTGCGTCTCTGTAGATCATGGATCAATCCCCCGTGTAGTGGCCGAGCACGCCATCGCGCCGGCTGGGCTGATAATCACGCTCTGCACCCTGGGGCCCGCCGCGGGACTGCACCAGCGCCTGCAGGATGTTGGCCCGAGCAATCTGCCGGGTCAGCTGCCGCCCGAGTTGCTGGGCCAGATCCTGTCCCGCCACCGGCAGCCAGCCGATGCCATCGCAGGCCACGCAGTCCAGCTGATGGAAAATGCCCATCGTTGTGCCTTTGCCGTTGCATGCCTTGCACACTTCCGGCTCCACCATGTCACACCGACTTGTCACGCTTGCTCCTTACGATGGATTTCCACACACCGGTCCAACTGATCAGGGTCTGGGCTGGTGAACAGCAGCTCACCACCTGGCCCATTGACCACAAACACCCGCTCACCCCGCATTACCTCAACCGTGCGACGGTATCCGTCGCAGGTCTCCCATAGATCAAGCCCAGGCTCGACCCGCTCCCAGTCGATGCGATCAGTCAAAGCGTTCAACCTCCCAGCCGGCGGCCTTCTTCTTCACCGCGATGAAAACGAACGGGTACTGTTCAGCGGCCACCTTGATCTTCACCCTGGCGTCATCCGTCCAATGCCCCTTCACCTCGTGAATCTCCATCAGTCCGTCCGAGCGCATAACCGCGAAGTCCGGCGAATAGAACGTGTTGTCAGCCAGCCGCAGCTTGATGCCTTCGAAGCGATACCAAGCCACCTCACCGGCAGCCTGCAGCACTGCCAAGTGTCGGTCATAGGCCGCTTCCGTCTTGTTCTGCTTGCCTGCCTTGAGGCGTCCGAGCGCCTGCATCTTCGTCACAGCTGAGGCCTGTTTCCGCATATCTTCATCCTCTCCGTGTAGAAACGCAGGAATCAGCGCAATCGCCCGCCTGCTCTGGGTTTGCGCCATTTGGCAGAAATGCAGGAACAGCCACTTTTGCACCGTGCGCCTCGGCAAATCCCAGCTCATCCAGCCGGTTATGCCACCGCTCCAACGCCTCCCGCCGACGCTCCATGGCATCGCGGGTCAGGTAGGTTTCAGCGGTCACGCCAAGGGTGTGGTTGATCAGCAGCTCGCCCACCATGTGGTCAACGCCAATGTCGGCCAGGCTGGAGCGCATCAGTTTGCGCAGGTCATGGCTTGTCCACTTCCGGCCGCTCACCTGGCGCATCAGGGCGTGGGCGCTGGTATCGGCCATCCGCTCGCCACCACGCACCGGGAACAGCCATGCCGCCTTGAGTCGTGGGTCTGGCAACGCCTCCCGGTACCGCTGCAGCAGCGCCAGCACTTGCGGCGTCAGTGGCAACACATGCTCGCGACGGCTCTTGGTGTTCGATTCAGGGATCACCCACACCCGCTCATCAAGCGACACATGAGCCCACCGGGCCTGCAGCGTCTCGGATATCCGGGTTCCGTGCGCCAGCATCATCAGCGGCAGCATGCCCTTGGCCGGGTCAGCCTTGAACACCGCCACCAGGTGCGGCACCAGCTCCTGCAGGTCAACACGCGACAGCGCCGCCGGCTTCGGCCTCAGCTTGCCCTTGTAGAAATCGCGGAACGTCACGCCAGCAAGCGGGTTTGAATCGATGCGCCCCTGCCCCTCGGCCATTCGGAATGCCTGCCCCATCGCCTGCAGCGCCTTCTGCACCGAGCGCGGTGCCAGCTCCTGGTGCATCGGGAACACCAGCTTGTCGTCCAGCAGCACCCGGTCGACCTTTCGCAGCGGCACCTTGCCCACGCGCGGCAGCACGTGCTTGCGCATCAGGCTGCCCATGCTGCGCCGGTACTTCTCCGACCGCGCCTTATCGCCCTCGATGCGCGACAGCCACCACGTCACAACCTCACCAACTGCCTTCACCGTTTGCGCCTCTCGATCAGCTTGTTCAGCTCTGCCCGCACGGCAGGCGCCAGATCACCCAGGCCGTGTAACTCGCGCTCGACCTTCATGCGCTGCCCGCGTATCTCGAACAGCTCAGCCGCCTTGCGCTTCACTTCGGTCGCGCGGGCCATGGCCATGATTCGCTCGCCTGCAATCTCGTTGCGCACCTCGTCCGGCAAGGTCGCCAGATTCACGCCCTGGCGGATGGCAGCGCGATGCTCTGGGCTCATGCGAACACCACCCAGGCAATCAGCCCAACCGCAGCAGGAATGCCGATAGCAATCAGCACAGCCCGCAGCGGAGTCAGGTCCTCGTCCATTCAGGCCTCCACGATGCAGCCGTGGCGCAGCTGCCTGCGCATCCGGCCACGCTCAAGGGTCAAGGGATTGCGACTGGAGATTACCCAGCCCCAAGCCAGGAACTCGTCAATCCGGCGGCGCAGCGCAAGCTGTGTGCGGCACTCGAGGCTCATACGCTGGCACCCCCCATCGCAGCCCGCAGCCCGGCCAGCGCCGCTCGCCCCACGGCAGGGTCAGCAATGCGCGGGATAGCCTTCTGCTCGTTCGGCGGCGCAGGCGCCAGCACCTCACCGCGCAGCAACCGGTTCTGGATATCGCGGTAGACCCGCTCGAACTTGGCGCGCGACCGGTCGGCCGGCAGGCTCAGCAGCGCCGTGCGCGTGCAGGCCAGCGTTGCGTGGTACACCGCGGCGTGATCCCAGTGCTCGCAGCCAATCGATGCCGGGTGCGAGTTGCGAAGCGCCTGCTGGTAGGCCGCGTCCATGCTCGGCAGCCCCATGCGCTCTGGCGCAGGCGTGCACCACTCGATGAACTTGCCAGGGCCCGGCACAAAGTCGCTCGGGTCAGCCCTGCAGGCCTCCAGCCCAAACCGCAGCTGATCAACCGTGGTGATGCCAGCAGCCATGAACGCCCGCACCCACTCCCGCTTGGCCTTGCCCAGCGCCTTGTCATCAGGCCACGCCTGCCGGTAGGCCGGCTTGATCGCGCACAGCCGCTCGAACAGCAGGTTCACCACCCGCACCGCCTCGTCACCCAGCGCCGCAGGTGCAGCAGGAATCTGCCCAGCGCCCGCCATCAGCGCCCCTGCCGCCTTCTCGGTCAAATCGTCGATCTTGTCCATCTCACACCCCCTCGCCATCAGCCGCCCAACTCGTGTCTTCGTGATCAAGCTCCTGCCTGCCGGGCGATGCGCGAGCACGGTTCAGCGGGACAACACGACTCCCGTTCACGCGGTCACGCTGCACCCAGCGCACAAGGTCAGCAGTCCACTCCCTGAGCGTCCTCACCTGACCTCGTGGCTCGTGGTGCAGCACGAATGGGGAAACAGCCTCTGGAGTGAATGCGTCCAGCGGTACTCCCGCTCTTGCGGCGTAGGCCTTCAAGGCTTTCTGGTCCGGCTGCCACTCCAGGGTCATTTCCACCGGGGCATCTGGGTTGTCAGCGCCAGCAGGCTCGGAATGCTCCGCGGGCGGTGTGTGTGAGGGGTTTAACTCTTCTCTTTCTCTAGCTCCGCGCGGCTTCTGCTTTTTGTCCGAATCCGGTGCGGACACCTTGCGGACAGATGCCTTGCGCTTTGCATCCTGGCAGCGCCGTTTTGCAGACGCGCCGTTGTGCTCATCGAAGCGCGGCACCATTACCCCGCCATCCACAACCTGAAGCCAATCAATATCCGCCAGCGCGGCACCAAGCCCAGGCACGCAGGTCCTGCGGTCGATGGCTTTCAGAGTCAGGCCGGGCAGCGTGCCGTCTTCGGTGTGCTGGTCCGCCATCGCCCACAGCCAGTACAGGCCACCGATGATCATCGCCTCTGGCTGATCGGTCGCATCACACAGGGAGGCAATGCGCGGGTCATCCCACAGGTTGCCGCGCATCTTGATCCAATCGCCCGCCATCAGACCGCCCTCCCCAGCTTTTGCGCCAGCACCGTCAAACCCTTCGGCGTGACACGCACCTGTGACGCCAAGCGGTCCTGCTGCTCATCATCCAGGCCAATCACCGTTACCTTGTGTTCAAGCAGCCCGGAAGACAGCCGCGGTGCATACGCCAGCCAGCGCGCCGAACCTTCGCGGCGATAGATCCATCGGTTGTCGCGCATCCAGGCCAGCAGCCACTTACGCTGCACGCCGAGGTGCTTGGCAGCATCGGTCAGGCACATAGTCCCGCTGCTGTCGGCAATGCGCTCCAGCGCCTCGACCTTCGGCTGCTGCTCGGCAACCACCACACGCAGCGCGCCGTTCTGCTCTGCCAAGTCGGCGGCCAGTCGCAGCGCTTCCGGTAGTGTTTGGGGGATTGCAGGCGGGGCGGCCTGCTGGTCTTCCAGCTCCTGCCAGCGGTCAACCAGCCGCGCCGTGAACTCTGGCGACATCTGCGCCACCACCACGTAGCTGTCGCGCTTGCTCACGTGGTACACCAAGCCTGGGCGGCCACCGGTGGCGGGCTTTTCCACCATTGGTGGTAAAGGGATAACCTTCTTCAGCGCCAGCCTCTGGATGGTCCGTTGCACGCTGTCGTGCCGCGCACCCAGCAGGTCGGCAATCTCTTCGCTGCTCATCGTCAGCTCGGAGCGGGTATTGCTCAACATCACGTCTGTAGCCATAATGTCCTCTCTCTCGAAGCCCCGGCAGGGTCCCCACCCATCAATGCCGGGGTTTTTTATTGCCTGTATGAAAAACCAGCACTGTCAGTGCGCTTAACGCACCCGCCCGCATCGGGCACCATGTAATCGTGGTCAGGCGGCTGTGCCGGTTGCGGTAACCGGCTCGTCTTCGCGGCGAGCAACAAGCGCGCCATCGGACTCTTTCTCGAGCACGCACTGCATTGGGTAGGAAAACCCGCCGGCAGCCCGGCACTGAGAAACGCGGCCTCCAGACACGCCAAGCGCATCGGCAATGGATTTGCCGGTTTTGAAATGCGCCAGAGCTTCATCAAAGGTCATAAGCACCTCCATTCATCTTTGGCGAGTTTAGAAAAGTTAACCAATGCTTGCAAGCAATGTTAACTGCATGGCGTTTAGAATCCTAAACATGACCATTGCAGACAGAATTGCCCTCCGCCTGGAGGAGCTGAAAATGACCCCCGCCGAATTGGCGAGGCGTATTGGCGTGAGCAAGGCAACCGTTTCACACTGGCTGAACGGAACCACTGGCTTGAAGGGTGAAAACCTGACAAAGGCGGCGGCGGTGCTGGAGTGCTCGCCAACCTGGCTGCAGACAGGCAGATCGTCACGACGCGATGACGCGCCAGAAGATGCCCCAAGCGATAAGGATTACGCTTTGATTCCGCAGTACACAGCCCTTGGCGAGTGTGGGAATGGATACCTGAATGACCACGCCGAGATAAAAGGCGGACTCGCCTTCAAGCGCGACTGGCTGGCCAAGATGAAGGTGAAGCCCGAGAATCTCTGCGTGATATACGCATCAGGCGCCAGCATGGAACCCTACGTGATGGAGGGGGATGTTGTGCTGTTTGATCAGTCAGACATAACCCCGCGAGACCGGCAGGTGTACGCGATACGGCGCCCTGATGGAGATATCAGCATCAAGCGCCTGGTGCTGGGTCTGACTGGCAGCTGGATCATCCGCAGCGACAATCCGAATAAATCCGACTACCCGGACGAAGCTCTTTCCGCCGAGGCCGTGCACGAAATGCCAATTATCGGCCGGGTGATCTGGCGCGGCGGTGGAATGATGTGATGTTCGGCTTCCACTTCTGGCAGGCCCTGTTTGAGGGTAAGCGCTGGGCCAGGCGGCAGCTGCTTGAGGCGGTGGTGGTGGTGGTTTGTGGGGCGGCGGCTGTGATAGTGCTTGCCCATTAGCTGGATACGGAAATCGAGGTGCGCAATGCTCACGGACGAACAGATCGAAGAACTTCTTCTCACGCCTAAGACCGTCACAAACCCCAAGGCAAGAACCAAAGAGCAGCGCAAGTCCACCCAAACTACATACGCGCTTGAATCCGAGTGCGGCACTCACCGGTTTGAGCTTTACGCCCGACAGAACAGTATCGATCCAGAGCACTACTCGTGCGGGCTTGTCTACCATCATCCCTGCGGGGAACGCATCCACCTGACTCGCTACAACGGCAGCAATCACGACCACCGCAACCCCCTTGAGGGTGGCGAGCTAATTCGCTTCAAGTGCCACATCCATAAAGCTACTCAGCGCTACATCGAACTGGGCGACAAGGCTGAAAAATTCGCTGTTACCACGGACCGGTACTCGGACCTTTCAGGCGCACTACACTGTCTGATTATGGACTGCTGCATTTCCGGGCTGCATACTTCGCCACCGGATAGCGCTGATGACGGAAGTCAACTGAGCCTGATATGACCGAAGCCGAACTCAACAGCCTGAAAGAAAACCTATGCAATGCGTTCTGCGCAGACGTAGGCATTCGCGCGGCTGGCGATCTTATTTCGGTCTCGCTCCCAATGACTGCCCGAGACGGGGATTCGTTCTGCGTTTACCTGACCCGTACTCGCGCTGGCTGGAAGCTGTCAGATGCAGCGACAACGATGATGCGGCTCAGCTATGACAGCGACCTGAACACCCTACTCAGCGGCACCAGGGCTAGCCTCTACTCAACAATCCTCACCGAGTCTGGCCTCGAGGAAGATGATGGCGAGATCTACACAGAGGTGCCGGCTGATCAGCTTATCGCCGGCATGTTCAGGCTTGGCCAGGGGTTGAGCCGCATTGAAGATATAGCCCTGTGGACGCGCAACCGGGTTGAGTCGACATTCTACAATGACCTGCAGGCCGCTATCACCGCAGCAGTGCCTGCGGATGACGTGACCGCTGACTATGTTCCGGATTTTGAAGGTGGCACCGATTACCTTGTCGACTACCGGATCGAGACCGGCTCTTGGCCTCTATTCCTGTTTGGTGTTAGCGGCAAAGACAAGGCGCGGCTCACCACCATCACCCTGCTGAAACTCAAGCATGCTGGGCAAGAGTTCGACTCCATCGTGGTTTGCAATGACATATCCGAGCTGCCGAAAGCAGATGTTTCTCGCCTGCTCGCCGCTGCCAATGATGTGGTCCCGAATGTTGCCAGCTTCGACAGCCTGCGCGAGAAGATAGACCACCACCGGCGACGGGCCGCATCCACCAGGGTCACCTGACCCCGTTCCACAAGCCCGCCTCGAGCGGGCTTTTTTGTGCCCTCCCCCAGCCCGCTTCGGCGGGTTTTCTTTTGCGATGGTTAAGCCAATCAAACGCTCGCCCCAGCGCACCAACCCAATAAAGTTAAGTTTTCTCAACAAAATGCTTGACGCCTATCGTTAAGTTTTCTAAATTCACTCCCAAGCCAGCGCCAACGGCCAGGGCCAGCCCCGACAGCTCTTTAACAATCCAAGGGATGAATCGAAGCGATCAGCGCTTCCTGCTCCCGGCCTGCGCGGCAGAACGTAAAAGCGCAGAAACAGACCGCGCAGCCTCTGACGGCGACCGGCGATCCGACAGGCCCGAACGCCTGCCCATGCTGGGAACACCCAGCAGCGGACGAGGTTGGAATGACCGAACCGAGCGAATGACCCGGCACGCTGCGCGCCCCGCCACCCCGGCGGTTTGGTAGGGGAAAGATTTCCTCGATGGCCTTGGCGACAGGGCCATCCGGCGAATCGAACAGGAGTAACGCATGAAGATTATTCGACTCATCAGCGAAGGCGTGGCGACAGCCTCGGTAGTCACGCTCGCAGTCCTCGGCGGCGCATTCCTTTGGGCTGCGTTCACCGGGCACCTGATTCTCTGCACACCCTGACAGGAGGTTGCATGAACACTGACACTGATTGGGATTTCTTCCCAGAAACCACCCCCGGCCCTGCCCTGATTCACGGCGCGGCGCACTTTACCCGGCTGGAATGGGTTGAAGACGTGCGCATGGTATGCCGAGGCGGCCGCCCTCTTCCGGCGATCACCCATCACTACCGGGTAACAGGTCACGGCGTCCGGTGCGGATGCAATGCCAAGCACCACGTCTGCACCAAGCATTGAGCACGACGACCCCAGCCGGCGGAGGGGCATATATCACCGGCAGTCAGGGCGCGGAGTCCTACGCTTGAACATCCGCCCGCGTGACCTGGTACCGGCCCCAGCAGCGGTATATCTGCTGGGCATCTGGAAGGGCTCTGCCGGCATCAGAACACCGTATGAGTCCAGCCGGCTTGAGGCGATCAAGCGGCAGAGTCCTTCCAGATGCAGATGAACGATAGGCCCCGTACAGGCCTACGGCTTGCCGGAACCGTCCAGCTATTGCGCCGGCCATCTGCATCACAGCTGACCCACCATGCGTGGGCACAGTAACGGCACCGCCCTTGGCGAAGCCAGCAGCCCGTGCGACGGGCTCGCGCTGCGACATATTCGCGTCATAAAAAGGCAGCGCACCTCTTCCCTTCCTGTGCCCGGAAGCACCCGCGGGCACCCATCCGGAGCACCACCATGACAACACTCACCAGTGAGCACTGGCAGGGCGTTACCGGCCTGCTGAGTACGCGAGAACTTGAGTTCACCCTTCGCGTTGCCGAAGGCCAGACAGACAAAGAGATTGCCCGCGCTGCAGGGCTGGCACCTGACAGCGTGCGCAAGCGCATCATGAGCGCCATGTTCAAGCTCGGCGCCCACCGCCGGGCCCAGCTGGTGGCCGAGGCCATGCGCCGCGCCATCATCGCCCCGCTCGCAATCTTCCTGGCCGTGTGCTGCGTGGTGGTCAACTCCACGCCAGACACCCAGCAAGAGCGCGCCCCACGCAACCCGCGCGGCGGCCTGGTGCGCATGAAAGGCGGCGCCCGCCGGGACGACCCCTTCTACAACCCCTTCGATTACGTGTGACAGAGGACGTGACCATGCAACAGCAAATCCAAATCGAATCTACCGGGCGCGGATCCTTCTGGCGCCTCACCCTGGGCGGCACTGTCATCGGCTGGGCCAACGGCTACCAGAATGCAGTAGCCAAACGCGAGCGCTATGAGCGTGCCCGCGCATCACTCAGCCTGCGGGGTGCCGCATGAGCCCCGCCCGCATGCCGGTTGCCTACATCGCCGGCCCCTACCGCGGCGCGACCCGGGAAGCGGTCACGCTGAACATTCAGTCCGCACGCGCCATCGGCCTGCTGGTCGCGCGTAAGCGGTGGTCTCCGATCGTGCCTCACGCCAACACCGGCGACCTCGACCTGGTCGACCCGCACATCGGCGACGAGTTCTGGCTGGCCGCAACCATGGAGCTGCTGCGACGCGCAGACGTGGTCGTGCTCTGCCCCGGCTGGGAGGCCTCCAGCGGCACCCTGGCCGAGATCGCGGAAGCCAAGCGCCTCGGGCTGATGGTGTACGAAAACCACCACTCCCTGCCCTTCGCTGATGCCTGGCGCCAGCAAGAGCAAAAGCCGGTCGCCTTGGTGTAGCCATGGCCAAGTCAGCCACAGAGCGCAAGCGGGAGCAACGCGAGCGCGACAAGCTCAAAGAGGACGAGCGCCACGCACGGCTGCTGGCCTACAGCCTCAAGCTGGAGGTGTTCAAAGGAACAGCAGAACGGCTCGAGCGCATCCAGCAGGTCACCGGCATCGACGAGGTGCACGACCTGCTGACCCGTTTAATCCATAACGCCGCCCGCCTGGATGACGCTGCCCTGCGCAAGTTTGTTGCGGAGCCGTAGCGTCACGGCGGTATGTCACGGAGGTTGAAAAATGGAATGCAAAACCCGTTACCAGTGCAGCCAGTGCGATGAAATCCACGAAGACGAAGACGACGCCCGCGAATGCTGCCAGCCTGAGGTGTGGGAGGTGTACGAGTGCGGAGAGTGTGGAAAGCTCCACGGCTCCGATGAGGTGGCCGCTAAGTCCTGCTGCGAGCAGCTGGTGAAATGCCCGGCCTGCTCCCGAGACTATGGGCAGTACAACATCGCGAGCCACTCGATTGAGGTGGCGGGTCACTGCCCGGCCTGCAACCCTCTGTTCACCGTTGATGAGCAGTTCAAGATCGAAGACCTGCATTACGCGCGAACCGGTACAAACGCCAGCATTCTGCACGGGGGTTGGTAATGCATCGCCAGACCATCGATAGCAGTCGCTCGGACGATCTGGCCGCCAAGGTCGCAGCCTTTACCGCCAATGGTGGAAAAGTCACCCAGGCGCCAGCATTCACGCCGGTACCGCGTAGACCGCGAACCGAGACATTCAGCACTGCGCTGGTTCGACGCCTGCGAGCGCTGGCCCGGGAAGGTAAGACCATGCGCTACGCCGTCATGTGCATCAACGATGAGGGCTTGGCGGACAAGCAGCTGACCCGCGACATGGTGAAGCTGATAGCCCAGAAGAACGGCATCAAGTTCAACGGGCTGCCGGTTGGGAGAAAGCGGCGATGAAGGTGCGCAAGAAGAACGACGGCCAGCGCCGCCTGCTGCGCGCAACCGAGGCGCTGCTGCGGCAGAACCATATCGCCATCGTCGACCTGCTGCCCCAGGACAAGCAGGGCCTGATCAACTGGAAGACCTGCAGAGCAGTGAAGTCCAGCAGGCAGCTGGTCAACGGCGTGTGCGACCTGCCCCACCGCTGGACGATCTACCTCGCCGTGTTCTGCCGCTCCCCGCTGGGCGAGCGGTACATCAAGGGCGAAGAGATCGTGCCTGCTGGCCAATACCGATCAGAGCAGATCAACCCGGCCATAACCCACTACCACGAAGAGCTGCTTGCCAGCTGTAACCAATCCCACGTCATCGGAACAGGCTGGATCGCAAGCCCGGTCGGCGAGTCGCTGACCGAGGACGAGGCCGCCAGAGTGTTCGAGGCGGTTGGGTGCTGGGAGCAGGGCGAAGCGGCTTGAGTGCCACGCCTGTTCCAGAGGTAACCATGAATGCCCGCATCAAGCCTCCAGCAACAGCCACCGCCGAAGCTCACCGCAAGGCGTTGATCAAACTCCTGAACCAAGCCAGCCACAGGCATCACCTGTGGGAGGTGTTTGGCGACTTCATCGAAATGTCCGCCATTGCCCTGGCTAACGCCACCGACCTCACCCAGCGCGATAGTCGGGAGCAGCGCTACATGCAGCTGATCGGGCGCTATGAGCCAGCAGAGCAAAAGCTCTTCCCCATGATGTTCGGCGAATTGACCCTGGCAATGGAGTGCGGGCCAGACGACGTGCTGGGCAGGGTGTTTAGCGAGCTGGAACTGGGCAACAGCGCCCGCGGCCAGTTCTTCACGCCTTACCACCTCTGCGCCATGACTGCTCAGGTCAATGTTGGCGATGGGGATCACATGCGAGAGCTCATCCGGCAGCGCGGCTTTGTCAGGGTAAACGAGCCAGCCGCAGGCGCTGGGGCCATGGTAATCGCCATGGCGGAGGCCATGAGCAAAGCGGGGATCAACTACCAGCAGCACATGCACGTCGTTGCCCAGGACGTAGACAGCCGCGCCGTTCACATGTGTTTCCTGCAGCTATCGCTGCTGCATATCCCGGCCATTGTCGTGCTGGGCAACACCCTGGCCCTTGAGGTGCGCGAACAGTGGTTCACGCCCGCTCACATCATGGGTTTGTGGGGCGTAAAGCTGGAGCGCGGCTATGCGCTCGGAAGCGATATGGACTCATCTAAAGCGCCAGCAGAAGAACCGGAAAAAGACATGCTTAGACAAGATCTTGTCTTGCCGCGCCGGGAAATCCGCGAGGAGCAGTTGGCGCTCTTCTAACCGAGGAACCTCACATGACTCGCCGATACTGGAGCGCTGACGAAGAGCAGCGCCTGCGTGAGCTGTACCCAGACACGCCGATGCCTGAGCTGAAGGCCGCCCTCAACCGAACAGATCGCCAGATCTATGCAAAGGCCGGAGTCATGGGCCTGAAACGCAGTGATGCATATCTCGCCAGCCCGCATGCCTGCAGGCTGCGCAAGGGCGATCAGGTAGGCAACAAGACGCGGTTCAAGCAGGGTCATCAGACCTGGAACAAAGGCATGAACTACACCGCAGGCGGGCGCAGTGCCGAAACCCGTTTCAAGGCTGGGCATAAGCCAAGCAACTGGCAACCAATCGGCACCGAGCGCGTCACCCAGGACGGCTACCTCGAGCGCAAGATCACCGACACCGGCTGCACCAGGCGAGACTACCAAGCCGTTCACCGGCTGGTCTGGATCGAGCATAACGGCGAGATCCCGGCAGGGCATGTTGTGGTGTTCAAAGACACGCTGCCCAAGCACGAAAACATCAGCATCGACCGGCTTGAGCTAATCAGTCGCGCCGAGCTTGCCCGCCGCAACACCATCCACCGCTACCCGCCAGAGCTGAAGGCAGCCATCAAGCTGGTCAAAAGGCTCGAGCGCAAGATCAAGGATCGCAACGATGAAGAACTCAATGACTGACCTGCGTAACCATCTGTTCATGGCCCTCGAGGACCTGTCAGACAGCGACAAAGAGGTCGACCTCGAGCGCATGAAACGCATCACCGAGGTAGGCAAGGTGCTGGTAGAGACCGCCAAGGTTGAGGTCCAGTACCTCGCCTTGGTCGGAGACCCTGAAAAGAGCAGCACCGGCTTCATGAATCAGCCCAAGGCACTGCCGGGAGCTCAACAGTCATGACCACCCAACTCACAGCCCGGCACATCACCGGGCGCAACGGTCAGCCCTTGGCAGAGGTAAACGGCCTGCCAGGGCTTGATGCCCTGATGACCGTGCAGCAGCTGGACGACCTGTCGCGTCAGCTGAAGCAGATCAAAAACGACGCGCAATCAGGCGTCCGCGGCCTGCGGCGCTATCCAGAAAATGAGGAGCAGAGCAATGAATACTGAGCAGCAAGCTGAGCAGCAGCGCATTGAAGGCGCAATTGATACCGCACTACTGAATGCCGATCTGTTGCGGGAGCGGGTAGCAGAGCTGGAAGCGGCACTGCTGGCAGAGACTCAGGCCAAGCATGAGGCGGTTGAGGTGTTGCGCGAGGTGCTGATGGGTAAGCCGTCGCAGCAGATCATTGAGCGCGGACTGGGGATCGTTGACAAGCATGAGGTGGCGGCATGACCGACTACGCCGAACACCTGGAAAAAGAACTGCTGGCTGCGCGGTCTGAGTTGGCAGAGCTGCGCATGCGGGTTTGTGTGCCGGATGTTGCCACGCGCGAAATGAAGGACGCCGCACTTGCAGAGCTTGAGCGCCAAGGCTTCGACTGCCAAGACTTTGTTGTGCAGCCGGTTTATCAGGCCATGCTCGCCGCCGCCCCTGCACCTGTTGAGCGGCTTGCTACTGACGGCGGGCGCAATCAGCGATTTGAGGGGCTATTTGAAGGCGAGACGCCGGATCAGCGTGACGCTCGCCTTGCGTCTGCTGCGCCTGTTGAGCGGGTGAAGCAGGAGGCGGTCAGCTACTACGAACGTGCGCACGGAAAGAAAAGCCCCACACACGGCATGAGCCTTGACGAGCGCATAGAGCATGTTAGCGGGCGCACAAACACTGCTGGCTATATTGAGTTTGATAACGTCATGGCGGTTAGCGCATTGATCGACCACGTTCTGCGAGACTCGCCAGCCCCACGACCGGCAGCACCTGCCGCGCCCGCCAATTGCTCAGAAGATGCCATCAATTCAGCCATTCAAGTGGCGTTTGAACTCGGCGGATTGGAGGATGGAAGCTATCACTTGGAGGATGACCAGCTTACGGAGGTGCTTGCGTGTGCTGTGTATCACTCAGCACCCACTGCCGCGCAGGATGTGTCGGGCCCGACAATGCTCGAACTGTTGGAGAAGATTGACACAGTGCGAATGGGTGACGAAGAGTCAAAGCACCACGGTAGAGGTGCGGTGTACTGGAACAATGCGGTAGTTGCGTGCCTTGACGCGGTGCGCAAAGCCCACCAGAGCGGAGGTGCGAAGTGATAAATATCCATGATCTGCCTCACGACGCTTGTGTCCGCCATCCAAAGCTACCGAAAAGCGCATTGCTGTCAGTTAGCCTTCGCGGGTTCGACCCTCGCCGGAGAAAAGTGGCGAAGATGCGGGTTGCAAACGCTGTGCGTATAGAGGTTTTTGGCATAGAGATCGTTATTCGTCGCCCTTGGCTTGCCGGACCTGCTCGACAACTCCACCCAGAGCTTTTCGCCAAGGAGCAGCCCCATGAGTAAGCATTTATCAGAACTGGCCAGCAAATGCCAAGGTGTCGCCCGCTGTCTTACCTTCAACGATGACACGCCTCAATCGGATGCGAAAAAGACGCTGCTGGCGGCTTCACACGCGCTCGATGGAGAGTCTATCCGTGTCCACAAAAAGCGTGACGGGCTGCTGATCACCAACGCACGTGGCAAGTGCCGGTTCCTCACCTTACGCGAGCGGCTTGCCGTCTGGTTGCTGCGCGGCAAGACGGAGGTGCGGCCATGAGTAAGCCGGAAGTGGTGGCGTATATGTGGGAACACAGAGGTCGCCACGCATGCGTTGACCGCGCATATGCTGAACAGCTTATGGACGATGGCGAGCAGGTAGCGCCACTCATCCGCCTCACCGACCACGAAAGGTTGCAAGCTGAGGTGGAAAGGTTGCAAGCCGCCCGCGCAGCAGACAAGGCGCGGATTGCGGAGTTGACCGAAGCGCTTGGCGATTTACTTGCTATTGTTTCGGACTCTGCTGGCGTCGCCGGCTACCACCTGAATGGCGCAGTAGCGGAGTGGGGCGAGTTTGGCGAAATCGGCGCAGCTTTCGCAGCACTGGCCCAGCAGGGCAAGGATGGTGAGGCGTGAGCGTATCAGCCGCACAGCAGCGTATAGACGAGGCGCTTGATCGAGTCCTGCGAGCGTCAGGCAGCAGGCTGGCAAACTACACGATGCCGTCAACGCTCAAGGCAATGCGCGATGAGATGCGGGCGATTATGGGCGAGTCGTACATAGCCGGATCGAATGACTGCCATCGGGCAATGAAGGGGGTCAAGCGATGACCACCCTACCCCTCGACATAGCCCGGTGCGCCGGACGCTATGACCTGCTACCGGACGGCCAGTGGTGCCCTGAGCGCGACACATGCAAGCGCTATCTGGCGTTCACGCAATGGGATCGCGGCGTTGTCGATGATTACCAGGGCATCCGCGTAAACATGGGCGTGCAGAACTGCCGGCATAAGATCGAAGCCGAACAGCAATAGCCCCACCCCGCTATATCCGCCCTATCGGGCTATCCCCTATTCCACTTTTACGCATCCGGCCGCGCCGGAGGGAGAAGTATTGTGTCTGACATCGAAAATAAGGTTCTGAACTGGATTGCCACCGGCCGAGTCGGCTCCAGCTCGAAGGCAATGGCGCTCGCTGCATGCGGAATGCAGGGCAAAACGTCGTATCCGCTTGACCCCGACGACCTGAATCGCTGCCTGCTGATGCTCGAGCAAGTGCCAGAGGTGCGCCAGCAGTTCGACAAGATTGCCGCGCTGAGCGAGGTGTGGGGGCGGCTGATTGATCGCTGGGACGAGATTGAGGCGACGTTCCTTGAAGAGGCTGGGTTCAACTGGTCGAAGCAGCGGCGCGCGCCAAACACCTACCGGCTGATGAAGAAGGTGATCGGCAACGACCCGAATGTGATCCAGCTTGGCCCTGGCGCGCAAATCCGATTCCAGTAACCACCCTACACGCCGGGAGGCATCGCCAATGAGCACCGAATCAAAGCCGCTCAAGGCTTATTGCGTTAAAGACGAAGAGCAATCGGCTGTGATTGTCTTCGCCACCAACAGCGCTAGCGCACGACGCGAGGGCGGCAACGAACTCAGCTGTGAGTGGGAGTATGTTGAATCGTGCAGACGGGCGCCCTGGGCTGATCGGTTCGCAGACACCCGCGTTGTGCCCGCCAAAGCGTGGATCGACAACGGCTACTGGTGCTCCTGCGCTGGATGCTGTGATCGCCAGGTGAACGGCGCTGTGCAGGAAGAAGAGGACGAAGACGGCAATCCCTTTGAGCTGGAACCAGTATTCGTGGGTGACGCGGTCTATTGCAGTCAGGCGTGCAAGGATGCGGCTGATGCCGATACTGCCGCCCGAAAGGCGCGCAAGCAGGAGGTGCTTGATGCCGTCACAGCGAAGTTCCCAGGCATCACTAACATCTGGGCAAACGACCACGAAAACGACCGCTGCGCGAGATTCAATTTCCCGGGCGGCAAGAACCCGGTCAGTTGGCGACTGGGCGAGGACACGGCGCTTGTCTCCCGAGAAGACATTGATGCCTGGAAAAAGTACAGATCACTGAGCCGGGAGGCATAGCAATGACCATAAAGATCAGCACAAAATCGCAGAACATAAAGACCCACTCAGCCACGCTGAACGAGGCGCAAATCAAAAAAGCTCTTGCCGAAGTCGTAGCTCTGGAGGCCCACGTTGGCCTCGATAGCGAGGCGGTCACAGTCAGAGTGGTTTTGCTGACTCGCGATCAAACCGGCACCGCGGGAATTGAGAACTATGCCGAGGTCACGATCACCGAAGACTTGGATAAATACCCTAAGGCCGAAGAATATCGGGAGGCATGACCGATGAAACTCATCACGCTTGAGGCGTGGGCCGAACGGCTCGACCCGCCGCCAACCATCAATACGCTGCGGGCATGGGCCCGTAGTGGCAAGTTCGACCCACCTGCCCAAAAGATGGGCCGCACCTACTACGTTGACGAGAATGCCGAGTATTGCGACTCTGACCCGCTACCCGATATTCCTGACGCCCCATTGATCAACCGAATCGAGCGCGCACGCCATGGCACCCAGACCCCGCACGGCAGGCTCCAAGGATCTGCCGCCTAACCTGTACCGCAAGACCGACAAGCGCAACGGCGTGACGTACTACACCTACCGCGACCCGATGACGGGGCGGTCATTCGGGCTGGGGACGGACAAGGCCGCCGCCATCCGTGAGGCTCATGCGGCCAACGCGCATTTCAGCCCAGCCAGTCTGGCCCAGCGCATGCAGGTCGGGCAGCCGTTCCGGGCGTGGTGCGACGAATACCGGCGCATCATAGATGAGCGAGACGTAGCGGCATCAACCCGGCGCAACCTGGGCATGCGAATCAACCGGCTGAAAGATCTGTTCGGGGATCGGGACATTCGGGACATCAGCACCAGGGAGGTGGCCGAGTATCTGGGCGGGCTGGCAAAGGAAGGCAAGGCGCAGATGAGCCGGGCAATGCGGTCGCTGCTGAGTGATATGTTTGCCGAGGCGATAGCGGCAGGCTGGACGGATGCCAACCCTGTGCAGGTTACCAAGGCCGCCAGGGTGAAGATCCAGCGCTCGCGCCTTTCGCTTGAGCTATGGCAGGCCATCTATGACCGGGCAAAACAGCCGTGGCTGAAGCGCGCTATGGAAATTGCCCTGCTGACCGGACAGCGCCGCGACGACATTGCAGGAATGCTGTTCAAGGATATTGTTGATGACCACCTGCAGGTCATCCAGGCAAAGACCGGCCAACGCCTGCGCATCAGCACCGCCGTGCGGCTCGACTGCATCGGACTGGATCTTGGGACGGTCATCCAGCGGTGCCGCGACAATGTGCTGAGCAAGCATCTTGTCCATCACGCCCGCCGCGTCAGCCGGGCGATGCCTGGGCAGCCGATCATGCTGGATACGCTGAGCAAGGCGTTTGCTGATGCGCGTGACGAAGCCATGGCCGACCTTGGATTGTCGTACCCAAAACCGCCGAGCTTCCATGAAATGCGCTCTCTGGCTGCCCGCCTGCACTCTGCCGAGGGTCGCGACGCGCAGGCGCTGCTGGGCCACAAGTCCAGCAAGATGACAGACCTCTATCGTGACTCCCGTGGTACAGAGTGGATCGAGGTGGCATAATTCCGCATCGAGTTTTTGCGACATTTTGGGGAGAATTGGGGAGGCTGCTTCACCCCTTTATAAATCAATGACTTGCACTCTCTACGGCATCAAGGCCTGCGACACCATGAAAAAGGCCCGCACCTGGCTCGACGAGCACGGTGTCGACTACCAGTTTCACGACTACAAGACACAAGGCATTGACGCCGAGCGGCTGCATGCATGGTGCACCGAACACGGTTGGGAAATCATCCTCAACCGCAAGGGCACTACCTTCCGCAAGCTTGACGACGCGGACAAGGAAAACATCGATACAGACAAGGCGGTTGCGCTGATGCAAGCCAACCCCTCAATGATAAAAAGACCGGTACTGGATATCGGCTCGCAGCGCCTGGTCGGCTTCAAGCCGGAGTGGTACGCCAGCGCGTTTGAATCCAATGCATAGCACTAGCATCAAAGGAACCGCCCCATGAGTGAATGTTTCAGTCTGGCCTTTGGCATCGGCACCCAGAACAGCGCAGGTGAGTGGCTGGAGGTGTTCT